ATGTTTTCTCGTTGGTTTGCCTTGACGACCGGGAATGCGCACCCAAAGACAAAAGCATAATCCAGTATGTAAATGCAAAGCTTGAAAAGTACATTCCTGAATTTGGAGAGTTTATAGCAACCGCCGAAGATGATATGACACTGTATGCCATGCGCGATTTGGAACAGTACTTGGGGCGTGAAATCATATGGGTGCGAGGTAAGTCTTACGATACTATCATTAACGAGCGCGAAGATCGCGTGAAGCTCGGCAATCGGAAACAATTACCGAGCTGGGCCCGGCGGTATTGCACTGAAGAAATGAAGCTACTACCTATCTTCATGTGGTGGTTTTGGAACATCGGCGAACGGTGTAACATGCGTATCGGCTTCAGGTGGGACGAATTTAACCGCATGCTCCGCTTCTTCAACAATTCAGACCCGGTAAACTTTTCTATTCCCATTGCCTGTTCAACCAAGGGGCAGCGGCTCCAGCGGCACGAATCATTCAATTGGCGTTTTTGCGAGATGCCGCTGGTTAAAGACCAGATAGAAAAATCAGATGTTGACAGGTTTTGGGTTGGTAAAACTGTAGGCGGCAACCTATTTGAGGAAAAGCGCACAATTACATTTCCTGATATATCCAACTGTGTTTTTTGTTTCCACAAGAAAGAAGAGATACTTCGCTATATGGCTGTTATCAATACTCCCAAAATGAATTGGGGTGCCAGACAGGAAGATAAGGGTATGGGCACTTGGCTGGACAGCCGCAAAACTTACAAAAGCATCATTCAGGATGCGCAACAAATGTCGCCGGAAGAGTTGAAATACTTAGTAAAGAAACTTACGAAAATTGATGGCAATACCTGTGATACGGGGGGGTGTCATGATTAAGAAATGAGCCTCATCGCAACCCATCCACTCAAAGTATAAAGTTCGCAGTTTTATTAATATTTCCAAATAATCTGTGAAATCCGCTCCTGTAACGGATTTTCGGTATTGTAATTTTTCATATTTCAAGCTATGTAGAATTAACAGCATCTTTCTCCCCTTTTCGGTAAAATATAACTAATTCGGTACGCAAAGTTCAAGGCTGAAATTTGTTTCAGTTTATTTCAGAGCAATTATGACAGGTACAGGTAACGCAAGCGTATTAACATCACGAGTTTTATATACAAAATTCATCAAGTGGCGTGAATTAAAGTTCATTCAGTCAGATGACTTCAAAGAGTTGTCTGATATTGATAAAAAAAAGCTGAAGGCATCGCTGGTAGCAAATCAATTTATACAGGCCTTTTACGTGTGGGAAGATACCAACGGTGATCAGTATTGCCTTGATGGGAAACATCGCACGATACTGCTGGAAGAACTCGAAAGAGAGGGTGTTAATGTACCTGACCTGTTGCCGGGGACCTTCATTGATTGTAAGGATAAGACCGATGCCGCAAAGATGGTATTGGTGTTCAGTTCCGCTTATGCCCGCATCACCCAGGATGGGCTTCATAATTTCTTAACCCTTAATGACCTCGATTGGCATACGGTCTAATATGGCCGTTATGAATAACAATGATAAACTACAGCTTATGAATGATGCGGTAGAGCGGATTACGCAAATGATACAAGATCGCCTTGATGTCAACGAGTCTGAGTTAACAAACGGCTACGATTCTCCCATGGACAATGTACCTGATGAGGTCAAAGTAATTAGGGAACAGGAAGCAATGAAGATGAGGGCCGTAAAAAAGGAGCAAAAAGAAATTTTGCAAATCATCCAGCTAATGTTCCCTAAGAATGTCGGAAAAGCGAAAAAATCGACCAGATAAGGTAGAGTACGAAAAAAGGCTGATGTCTATACAAGGGTGGATGATTGACGGTAATCCATCCGCTATGATCATTCAGAATATCATGCTTAAAGGCTGGGTTAAGTCCGAGCGTAATGCCTATATGTACTATAAGGCAGCACTGGAACGCTGGATAAAATACGAGAATGATACTCGTGAGGATAAGCGTAAGATGAGGGTTCAGGAGCTAAAGAACCAAATACGGGGCATGAGCCATCAGTATCGCGGCACTCCTGCTGGTATGCGAGCAGTAGCCAAACTGTACGAAATCATTAACAAGCTGGAAGGACTATACTTCATCGATAAGGACGAGGATCTTGTTACAATAAATAACAATATTGCCATCAACACGGCCCCGAACGTGGAGCATCTATCATTAGACCAAATTGAAAACCTGCTAAATAAAACGCCTGATGCTTACGCGAAGGGATGAGTACATTGAAGCACTTAAAAGGCAGGCGGCAAATTTATCTTTCTGGAGGTTTTGCTTGTATTACGATTATGATTTCTTCACTAAGCGGCCATTCCTGGAGAAAGTAGCAGAATCATTCCAATGGGTTTATGATGAATACCTACAAGGCAAGGCACGCAAAGTTAGCGTATCCATGCCCCCCAGAGCTGGGAAGTCTTATATCACATCTCTATTTTGCGCATGGTGGCTAGGTAAGCTACCTGCATTATCTGTGATGCGTAATACCTGTACGGCGAAGCTATACGATAAATTCAGCTATGATGTGCGCAATATAGTTAAGTCGGTAAAATATAAATCGGTATTCACTTCCGTCAAGCTATCCAGCGATAAACAGAACCTTGACGGATGGAATCTTACCACCTCACGGCAGGTTGGATATTTCGGATCCGGTGTCGGCGGCACAATTATCGGATTCGGTGCCAACCTGGCATTGTCTGATGACCTTTATCGAGATCTGGATGATGCGATGAGCCCTGCATATAACGAGGGTGTGCACCGCTGGAAGGAAAGCGCACATGATAGCCGGAAGGAGAAGAATTGCCCTGAGATATTCATTGGCACCCGATGGCTGAAAACAGATGTAATAGGTAAAGCCCAAGATGAGGGTAAGATTGACAGGCCATTAGTAATTCCCGCTCTGAATGATAATAATGAGAGCTTCTGTGAAGATGTAAAGACTACTGCGGAATATCAGGAAATCAAGAACAGTATAGACGAAACTATTTGGGAAGCCGAATATATGCAAAGCCCAGTAGACCTTAAAGGCCTGCTATTTCCTAAATCCGCATTGAATTACTATAATCCCGCTACCGTTGATGTGGAAAAATTGGCAGCGTACAGATTTGCGTTCATAGACCCAGCTGATGAAGGTGGGGATGATCTATCGGCTCCAGTAGGGTACCTTATTGATAACAAGATTTATATTGTTGATGTAATCTATAACAACCACGGTACCGACATCAACGAGCCGGCTTGTGTTGCCTTTCTGAAAAATCATAAATGTAATAGTGCCCTGATTGAGAGTAACAGTGCATGGATACTGTTTGGCAAAGCTGTGCGTACAAAGCTGCAAGCTATATGGCCTAATTGTCCAGTCCGCCTGATTAAGAACACAACAACAAAGCATACCCGAATCCTGGCACAATCTGCATTTATCCGTAATCAATTCATATTTAGAAGCGATTGGGAGAAGTTGCCGGAGTATAAGAAGTTCTTTAATAACCTCACGTCCTACATGAGAGTGGATAACAGCAAGAATGCTCATGATGATGCTCCTGATAGCTGTACTGGTATGGCTGAGTTCTTCGGCAAGCAATTCAAGCATCTTTGGTAGCGGTAAAATATAACTTTTTGCATAGGGCAAATGTGCGTGGGATTTTTGTCATGTGTTTGACACCCTCCGTATTAAGATTGCATCAGTTATTGCAGGCAAAAAAGCCTTCAGGCAATTGCCTTTGAGCTTCCAGTCAGGAGGTAAAACCTACTATTCTCTTAACAAGACCGACCTTGAGAAATTCTTTAAAGCGCTCAACTGCGATTATACAGATCAGAACCTCGTAGAGCTGTTTGGCTCTATTGCTGAAGTGTATGCTCCTATTCACGCGATAGCCACAAGGGTAGCAAATGCCAAGTATGAGCTGCGTAAGGTAAGTGATGATTCTCCGGTAAAGGACAATACTTATGTAAACAGGATCCTTCAACAGCCAAATCCCCTGCAAAACTGGCAGGAGTTTATATATGAGTCTGTAGTATGGCAATATGTGAATGGAAAGAACTTCATATATGCAAATGTCGCAGATACACTTGCATTCAACTATAAGAATGTAAGTGCCATGTGGAATTTATGGGCCTATATGGTTGAAGTACTACATGAGCCGCGTATTAAATTCTTTACAGCTACAAAAATAGACGATATAATCAAGGGATATCGTCTCGCTGATGGCACTCCAGATATACCGCCACAAAAAATACTGTTCAATCAGTTCATGAGCCTGGATAGGAATGATAACAAAATAAACGGTAAAAGCCCGTTGTTATCGGCTCAAAAGGCACTGGCAAACCTGATGGCTGTATATGAGGCTCGTGGCGCCATATATCTGAATCGTGGCGCTCTTGGATTGCTTGTAAGCGAGCTAAAAGACCAAGGAGGTACGATCGCACTTACACCTGATGAGAAAAAAGAGGTTATTGCTGATTATCTCAATGATCATGGCATCGTCGGGGATAATAAAACGCCCATAGGTATCACTGGTATTCCCATGAAATGGATACAGATTGCAATGTCCATTTCGGAACTGTTGCCCTTTGATGAGACGTATGCTGATGCAGCCGCTATATACGGCGCCCTGAATGTTCCCCAAGACTTAATGCCTACGCCCAAAGGTGCAACTTTTGAAAATCAGAAGATTGCGGAACGTGCGTTGTACCAAAACGTGGCTATACCTCTTGCAAAGAGCCGCGCTGAAGCGCTTACAAACTTTCTGAAGCTCCGCGAAGCTGGTTATTACCTCCATGCTTGCCATGATCACATTGAAGTTCTTCAGGTTAACAGAAAGGAGAAGGCAGAAACAAGCAAAGTGGAGAACGAAACCATGCTCATCCAGTTCACGACTGGCATAATCACGCTCAACGACTGGATTGCAGCTACGGGACGTCAGCCAGTTAAAGGAAATGCGCTCTTTGACAAACGTACAGCGGAAATGACCGAACAAGAACTGGCTATTATACTTCCATTGCTCAAAATACGTGCTACCAACAACTCAAATAACGACCAAAAAAAGTAGTTATGGAACATACAAAGGATGTAAATCTCAAAAAGTCGATACCCTACGTGGTAAAGACTGCAACTGCCAATATCCAAGACGTGGATATGACTAAGCGCATTGTTACGGGCTTCTACAACAGCTATAACTACTTCGATGGCGGTCGTGATGTGTTATTGATGGGATGTGCTGCCAAATCTATCGCTGACCGTGGTCCTGACAGCACATCTGTTCAGAAAATCAAGCATCTGGTTGACCACAACTGGACAAAATTACCCGGTAAAATACAGGTGTTGCAGGAAAAAACACTGAACGGAATTACCGGTATATACTTCGAAACCAAAATGGCTAATACAACTCTTGGTAATGACACTCTTATTAACTACCAGGAGAAAATATACGATAACCATAGTATTGGCTTCCAGTACCTGGATATCGAATACATAGATGCAGAAAGCAAAGATTGGGTTATGTACCTGAATATGCTACTTAACCCTTCAGACGCTGAAAAGGTAGGATATATGTACGTCTGTAAAGAGGTAAAACTCTATGAGGGTAGTACAGTGGCCTTTGGCGAAAATAGCCTTACGCCATACCTGGGAGTGAAATCCCAAAACAAAGAAGCGCTTGCATTAAAAATCAATGACCGTATCGGCTTGCTGGAAAAGCAGCTGAAGTCAGGCACTCAAAGCGATGATGCTTTACAGTCATTTGAAATGCAGCTCGTACAACTTAAGCAATTCGTTAACGAAATATTCACTCTTGCGCCGTCACCTAAGGACACTCTAATTAAGGGCCGCACCGACCATGACACGAAGACATGTTTATCAGTTATCAATTTCGGTTCCATTAATCACGCTTTTTAAAAACTAAGAAAAAACAATGAAAAAGATCAATCATTTGATTACAGGGAGAATGAAACGTACCCTGGCATTTATGAGCCTCGTAACAATAATGCTACTGATGGCTAACGTACACTTACGGTCATGGGGGCCGAATAAGTCAGTGATAACTCTTGAAACGTCCTATGCCTTTCTCGGGCTTGGTGCTACGTTGAAGGCCAAAAAAATCACCGTGAAAGGTAAGGATGACAAAGACGAAGAAAAAACAGCCTATGAGAATCTCGACCCTGCCACTAAATCTTTCGTTGATAGCATCGATGAAGTGCTTAAGGGTATTTCAGAGGGCAAACTCGACAAAAAGGCACTGGAAACAGAGCTTGGAAAATTCGAGGAAAAGCACGGCAAAGGCCTCAACGATGAGCAAATGAAATCCTTTAACGAACTCGTAGAATCAGTTAAAAAGCAGGGCGAAGAGCTTGCTAAACTGAAAGATGGCGGTGTACCTACCGTTGAAAAGGAGCAATCCTTCCATGGCAAGATAACAGCAGCTCTGATGCAGCATAAGAGTGACCTGGAGAAGCTGGAAAAATCACAGCATGGTTTTAAAATTAACCTGAAGGCAGCTGATTCCCTGTTAACTACCAGTTATGTAACATCTGCACCTAACAGTTACCTCCCAATGCCTACAGTTATGCCAGGAGTAAGGGAAACACCTGAAGAAACGCTGAATGTAATGCAGTTGATCAACATGACTACAAGCGATAGCCCTTCAGTAACATGGGTTAACGAGTTGCCGGTTGAAGGTGATGCTGATTATACATCGGAAGGTGAACTGAAATCGCAGGTTGCTTGGAAGTACAACAACGAAACTGCTACTTCAAGCAAAATTACTGCTTTCATCAAGGTTACAACCCAGGCGCTCCGTAACATTAAGTTTCTTGCTAATCGTATCAACACCCGCCTTCGTTACCTCATCCTGAATAAGGTAGAGGATGGTTTGATTAACGGTGATGGCGCTGATGGTGCATTGACTGGCATAGTTTCTTACGCTCCCGGCTTCACTACCACGGCGTTCAATGATAGCGTAGAAGACCCTCAAACAGTAGATGCGTTGGTTTGCATGGCGGGTCAGATTGACCAGATGCTATATACACCTACTACTGCAATGCTTAATCCGGTAGACATCCGTAAAATGAAACTGGTAAAGGATAAAAACGGAAATTATGTTATGCCTCCTTTCACCACTACCAATGGTACTTACGTTGATAACATGCGCGTGGTTCCTAACAGGAAAATAGCGATCGGTTATGCGCTGGTAGGTGACTTTATGAAAGCTAACGGCTTCATAGTTGAAGATGTTATGCTGGATATCGGTCTTGATGCTGATGACTTCACCAAAGACCGTAGGACTATCCTCGCGGAAATAGAACTCGGACATTTCATGTCTGCTATTGAAGTAGGTGCTTTCTGCTACGAGTCTTTGGCAACGGTAAAAGCAGCTATTGCAGCCGTTGGTGACCCCGAATAATGGCAATCTATAACAAAAATCATTTTTTAATTCATAAATAACTAAAAATGTCGGATAAGAAAATTAAGTTCAAAGACCGCCAAACAGTATATGCTACCGCTTTGGCTGCACCTCACTATAGAGAAGGTGCTGAAATATGTGTTCATCCAGAACAGGCAAAGGCGCTGTTGGCATCTGGTAAGGCTACTGCTGAAGCTCCAGGCACAGAAAGTTCGCCCACATCCTCTAAAGGAAAGGGCAAAGGACAAAAACCTGAATAATTAATGACACTGATCGACAAGACATATTTCATAGGCGAAATTAACATAGCCCAACTCAGTCAACCAGCTGTACAGCAGAGCCTTGCCGTATTCATCAATAAGAGAGAGCCT